TATTATTACCCCAGAACTTACGTGTCAAATTTTTTTCCAAGAAAATGGGAAAAAATGACACATATATATGTAGTAAAAAGCGTTGCACTTTTTATTCTACTATCTTATTGACATATTGGAGCCGTGCGCGGATGGCTTGGACTCGCGGACGAACGCGGTCTGGTGCATACTACCAGGCCGCTGAGCAAATCGCCGATGAATATCTTCGGCGAGTTGGTATACAGGACCGAAGAATGCGCCAAGTTGCAATTGCAGGTATAACTGCTGGACTGCAACGAGGCGTAACTAATTTTCGCGGGTTGATTCCTTATATTCGCGAATCTCTTCCGAGTCTTCCAGTAGTAGACCCGTTATTTATGGCGAGGTCTTTTCGTGACGCCATGGTGTCTATCACTGGAGAAGTGACGCGTCCCAGCTTAAGTGCGCCCGCACCTAGCACTTCGTCTAGTGTGGGCGCTCAAGGCTCGAATATGACTTCACCACAAACACAGACGAGAATGTTACTTCGACGTCCCGCACCTGGCTCTTCTACGAAAACTGTCAAACGACATAAAAAGAAGGGGAATATGTCTGGATTGGACCCCAATACGGTTCAGACATATCCCCGTTTGACAGTTAGTATGCCTACTGACAAAACGCTTCTGCGTAGTTCTTTTGCGCAGTTTAAGAAGTGGTTTGACGGACATCGGGTTTTAACTAACTCGTTTTCGTTTATTATGGAGTCTACGCAAGGTAAGCGTGGTAATTTGTTAATTCCGCTTCGTTGTGATCCGTGTATTTACGGTGGAAGAACGCATGAACAAGACACCGCCGATAATTACTATCGCTTTGTTACTGGTGCATCCTGGGGCCAGGATGTGAACTTGCCCGACCCAGTTGATGGGAAGAAGGTTCAAGATATTGGCCCGGCAGGTCATTACCAACATGTTGTTGGTGATCTTATGCGTACTGGTTATAGCGATTCTACAGTATGCGAACCTGTTACGAAGGATCTTGATTTATCTATTCCCGGTAATAGCATAACTCAGCAGACTGCCACTGCTAAGCATATGATTGTGCCTGGTCTTACTGCGTCTTCATTTAGAGCAGGCATCATGGCAGTTGAATAATATGAAAGTTATTCAACAGCCTAAAATGAGGGGAAACCCTGGTGAAGCCTCTGGAGAGGCTCTTGATGATGTTCGAACTCTTGCTGTGCTTGGTAATTGGGATACTACTAAGGCAAACCCAGCAGTTACCAATTATCCGTTATCAGCGTCGAATACTATTTCGCGCAGGTATAATGGTGCCCGGCAGCAGAATTGGCTCAATGTTGAGCCACTTTCTGAACCGGGTACGTCATTATATGGTGCCCCCCTGCCAGAGCAGTACGATGTTCAGGTCGGTAAAGGTTATATCGAATTTACCGTCAAGAACGAAGGTACACGACAGGCTGTCGTAGAGTTAGTGTTGTTTAAGCCTAACAAAAACGCTTTTAATAAGCCGTATTTGATTGATGAGGCACCATCAGCCGAAATCGCACCAAATATTGCCGAGAATGTTTGGTATTGGCTCAACCGACAGAATGGTGAACAGTATGTTCAGAACATTATGAGTACAAGAGCAAGAGCTCTTGCGAAACGTGTTGGACCAACCGATACTAATGTTCCTATTGACAAGCCTGATTCTAACGACATTCTTATTAGTCCGTATGTGAACTTCTTGCCTGAGTCCAGTTTTAAGAATGTTGTAGGAAATAGTCAGGCGTTTAAGCGTCCTTGGATGCTTGATGGCGCTGGCAATGGTAATGTTATTGTTCAGAGCACTGTGGCTGAGGAGATGGCTGCGTCAACCTCTAATATTGCCGAGGTTGAAGGTGGCGAACTTAATGAYGGTGAAGCYSTAGGCCGCTGGAAAAATCCATATACGTCTATTGGGCGTGCCTTTGCTGCTGTTCCTGCACAAGGTAAGCGTACTATTCGTATTCCGTTACCGAAGCTTCGCTATAATCCGTCAACTAGTTCGGATTATTCGAAGCTTGATGACGACTTTGCTATCAGACCCCAGAGTGGTACTAGCGCCACTCTATACCCCACTATTATGAATCCTAATAGTATTATGGTGGCAATGTCTCTTAATGGCGCGAGGTCTGATTTCTTTGAGACTAAAGATTCAGAAGCTAAATTTCGTGGCCAAGATTTCACTGCAGCAAAGGTGTATGTTGATGCGGTGTATAAGGAGACTGTGTATCCATGTGCTATGGATACACAGGAAACCAAAACGGCGTTTAATTTCGGTACTCCGTATTTTACGAATATGGGCGAGGTTCCGGTGGGTAGTTCATACTGGCCAGGTGTTGTCCAGGATGCGGCTAACGTGCAGAATACTGTTAGCTTTGGTACTAGTATCGGAGCAGGCGTTGTGCAAACTCCTGGCACCTAGACATCCCAAACAAGAACTGTCTAGATGACCACCAAAAGTTGCAAAAAACAGACTTTTTGGCATGAAAAGTGACATGACCAAAAACAGACTTTTCATGCCGACACGTCGAAAGTAGTGTCATTTACATATTTTAATGGAAAATAAGGAATGCAGAATGAAAATTCAATTGAAAAATTCTTCGATCTTGAAGCAGCAGGACCCACTGACCCCGAAAGTGAAGACGAAAGTGGGTTTTCTGACTTTATCGCTTCAGAAAGCGACGAAGAAGAATCTCAACCGAAGCGTGCTCGCGTTGATTTGGTTCCTGCTCCTGGCCCCGACGATGGCGTCCGAAGAGGATCCACGCCTCTTGACAAACGTTGTCGAGGGTGGTGTTTTACCATCAACAATTACACTGATAGTGACGAGCGTCTACTTGTGCAGNTTTTTGATGATAATCCTAAGTGCGAATATCTTATTTNCGGACGCGAGATTGGCGAACAAGGTACGCCCCATCTCCAAGGCTACCTCTACTGCGAGAACGCACGATCAGGAAGTGCGATTCGCCACGCGATTGGGGACCGAGGACACTGGGAAGCCGCTAAAGCGTCCCCAACGCAGAATAAGGCCTACTGCAGTAAACAAGCCACTCCAGCCAACCCAGTTGTGGAGTTGGGGCGACTCCCCGTTCAAGGAAAATGTAAACCCCTTACCCAGGTCGTTAAGGACCAGTGCAGCGGCGTCAACGTTTCCGATTACATCCGAGATGGAAGGTTTGATGACGCGGCGACTTGGGTGCGCCACTTCAAAGGCCTTGCCGCGCTTCGATTCGAGACCACNNSTCCCCCGATCTCCTTCGAACCCAGTCACTGTATACTGGTGTTACGGACCCACTGGATCCGGAAAATCCCGGTGGGCACACGAAACTTTCCCCGGTGCCTACTATCACCCACAAGCCGGAAAGTGGTTTGACGGATACAAAGGCGAGTCCGTTGTCATTTTCGATGATTTCAGACCTTGCAATGAGTTAGCTTACAACTGGTTGTTGAAGGTGTGTGACATTTATCCGATGAAAGTCCCGATCAAGGGTTCAATGGCGGAGCTGTGTGCGACGACCATTGTGTTTACAACACCGGAGAAACCAGAGAATACCTTTGTGTTACAAGAGGACATTGGCCAGTTGCTGCGCCGTATTGGACCTAACATTAAGAGATTTGGAACAAGTACTATGGAAGCCCAAGAGGCACAGCTAAATACAAATGTGTTTGGTAATTGAATATAAGATTAGACCCGAACCTCACTGAGGACGTAGGGATTATACAAATTAATATCTACGAGAACCATACGCTCGACGTGTTCGGTAACTTCGTCTTGGGAGGCGCCGGAGGTATGGCATCCTCCGGGTCATTAGAGATCTGCGTCGGTACATTGGTGTCATCCGGCGATACGACTTTGTTCGAGAGCTGCGTCTGATCGGCATATTTTTTAGTCTTTAAAGCACAAAAGAATTGGCAGATACCTTCGAAAGGTGTTTTAAACATTAAGTGTGACAGTTCCGTTGTAACACATAAGTTGACACTTAATATGCCGAAACTAAAGGTGTTTATAACCAGTAAACCTGGTAAACAGACAAAAATTACTGATTATGTCACACCACTCCGTCAGTATGACCCGAGCACGGGAAGAGTTGCTGGACTACTATCATCGACGTCGTCGTACCGGTCCACGCACTCGTTCCACTAGTCGCTTTCTAAATCTCAACCGCCGGCATATGCCCCCTCCTGCCCACATGGAGAGAGATTATCAACGACACGTCCGTCGTGGACGTTCAAATTATCCTCGGCGTTTATTTGATCCGCACAATGCACGCTATGGCGAGAACATACGACTAATGACGGACATGTTTAGATGGCGACAAAGACGTGTTAATCACGCTAATCGCATGCGAGAACATCGACTAGCCGGCAGAGCAACCGAGGGTCTGCCGATGGAGGTAAGAAACCGAGTTGGTGAATTTATAGCTCCATGGTATGATAGAACAAACTATCGTAGGAGGGTATATACTAATGAGCCAGAGTACTTACCGCATGCACCAGAAGGTGTAGATTTTCTTAATGAATTTTCTTAATGTATTTAACTGACCGAGCAAAATCCCCCTGCCAGAGCAAGAACGCGCCGCGAGCAACTTGTTTTTGTTTCCGATGGGTGGCGGGCGGTATTCTGCGACTAAGCAGAATACCGCAGGAGCCACCCGGCCCCTGCCAGGCCGTCGGAGACACCCTACCGGGAGTAAAATAAGTTCTGGGAAGCTTNGC